GACCGCCACATTTTACACATTTGAAAGTGAGTTAATTCGTCAATTTCTGCCTTTAACTCTTCTAATGTTTTTACTGTTGATTCCATTAGTTCAAATAAGTTAATGTTTCAAGTTCCTCTTTTGCAATCCCGTCAACTGCTTTAAAGTCTTTTTGCTTTTGAAGAAATAGGTAATAGACGTTAACAAGGCGTTCTTTGGGGATATCATTAAAATCCTCGTGCTTCGTTACCCTGCATGCAATTGCTTTAATAATTGGCGCGCTCTGTGGCTGTGCAATCAAACGAAGCCATGCACCGACTGAAGCCATCACGCGTTTGCGCCAAATATCAAGATTCGATGTTTCGGTTTTAACGATATTGCCCAAGGTATCGCATGCACATTGTAATTGCATCACATTCAAATCGCGACTGCTTTCAACTCCAAAGGATGATACCATCGCAGTCTTCTGATCCTGGCTTAAACCGTTTTTTGAACACAGGGTGTGAAACTTCTTTAATAACCCCGATTGTTTACTGTCACATGTTGCTTTCATTTTATAACTTTTTAGAATAATTTATCACAAATCCCATATCCGTAACCGGCCAATTCTGCCAGGTATTTATTTTCAATATCACTCAATTCATATTGTCGCTTCGTAACCGTTTTTTTTTGTGCAATTACCTTGTTTCCAAGCTTTCTAAGCGAGTAATGCAGCTTGTATCTTCTTCTTTGTCTCTTTAGATCCTCCTTTGGTTTGATCCATCCTGTTCTCATAATTCATTGTTTTTAATTCTGTTAATCCTTTAATCCTGGTTCAAATTTTTCTCCCCAGTACTCCATTGCGCCCTTCTCCCAAATATTGAAAGGCTTGGTGGTTCCTAACCTTGTATCTGCTATCCTTGAGGCCGATAAAGCCCTGAAACCTTCAATCCTTATTTTTACATCGACATCGTAGCGGACAAATTGTGCTGTGCGTCCCAGTGGGTTCTTTCCTTCAGCGTGCGATACGAATATGAAAAGCTTGCTGGGGAAGTCTTCTTTGAGCCTGATATACTCGGGACGGCTCAGCCCCGTATATTGAAATGAATCGATAAAGATGATATCAGGGCTTTTTCGTTTGGTGAGCCTTATTCTTAGCTCCTCGATTGGTTCACGGTTGAGGAAGATGGGACACCTTAACTTTGGAAGATCACTCATGCCAACTTCTGTCACCGCCTTTTGCATACTGCGGCGGGCCCCCTCTTCCAGTGTGTTGTAGGCGACACGACCAAAGCGTGTGAGGTACTTGGCAAGCATCAAACAAAAACGTGTTTTCCCGTTTCCTGAGTTTCCCCAAATGAGCCATACACCATTCCTTTCCGGTTCGCCTATCAGATCTTTCCATTCGCCCTCAAGCTCCATCAGCTTAAAATGGCGGGATAGCAGATCCTCTGTTGAAACTGCCCGGTTCATTTTTTTTACAGCCATTTAAAGAACGTTTAACTGCTGATTAAACAGCCGCTTGTTTGTCGATTTGCTTTTGAGCGTGAATGAGTCTTTTTACCCTGCGAAGGTCAAACTCACTCTTCTCGATGATGTCTTTGATTTTTGATTTTTCGGTAATCCCGTTTGCAAGGCAGATCGATGCAATGTCTGAGGATCCCGGACCGCTGAGCTCAATAAACTTCCGTCCAATCCTGCTGTAGATTTCCTTGTACCCTTTTTTGTTGAGTTTCAAACCGCGTCTGATCCGTTTGGCGAGGTGATCAGTTGCACACAGAACGATGCCGGCACGATCTTCCAATTGGTTGTAGAGCGTGATGAAAAAGTAAAGTACCTGGTCACTTAGCTTGTCTGCCTCATCCATGATAATGAGTGGACAATGCTGAGTCTTCAACACGCGAACCGCTTCTGTCATCATCTCACCAACCGTGTAACCCGAGTAGTCGCGTCCAAGCGAGCTGAGCAACTCCTGAAGGAACATTTTGCGGTTCCAGTACTCGTAACACTGGAGTAAGTAAACGCGCTTGTTATCGTTTGCAAACTGGCGAAGTGCAAAGCTTTTCCCGCTTCCGGCTTCACCTGTAACAGCAAACACATTCCCAAAATTCTGCGAGTCTGCCAAAAGCCCATTAAGGCGTTTAAAATCGCGGATCTCTACAGCCACCCACTCATTCTCGCTGTATCCGATTTGGGATCCAATGTTGCGCCACATTTCGTCGGAGATTAACTCCCAGTTGTTATTGAGCGCCTGGCTGATTGTTGCGGAGCTAACACCGTTAAGGCTTTTCGCTGCTTTGTTTTGAGACTCGTAGCGATCGCAATACTCCTTTAATTTTTCTGTTACTTGCTGTTTGTTTAATTCTGTGATCATCGTTTTAGTTTTACCGTTATTACATGTTCTTATAAAGTTCTGTCTTCGAATAGTCCTCTTCGTTCTCTGCGTAGCTGACCGCTTTTTGATATTTGCCAATTTCGCCGGCCTTCGCTCTTGTTTTCTTCTCAATACCCTTGATGGTTGGACTAAATAGTCCGTTTTGCTCAGGAAGTAAACCATGCTCTTCAAGAATAGCGTCCATTTTATCCCTGGTTGCGACACGTGCCGTTTTATTGGCGATCTCAAGATTCTTGATGTATTCAGCCTCCCAATCTTCCTGCTCCTGAATATTTCTGAATGTTCCGATTTTAGTTTCGGCAGCCGTCACAAACCGCAATCCGGAAGCTGTGTTTTCATACAGGTAGATCATGCTCATGTCGTCCGGATCAAACCGGATCGTGAATTTCTTGTCAATGCTTTTGCGCATGAATTCAACATCAACTCGTCCTGCCTCTTTGTATACCAGGTAATCGTATTTGATATTCTTTTCCCTGAAGGAGATACCGTAGGCGTTGCAGGTAATCGGCTCTTTACGCTCAATCCAGAAGAGTTCAACCATATCCATCATGTCAATCTTCGTAGCACGTGGATTGACGCTTGTGCGGTACATTTCAAGTTTGGAAATACCTGTTTTGTGGTGTTTTGCTGTATTCCATTCGTTACGACGCATTTTATAGCGTTCCTTCACTTCCTGAAGGCTTGGAAGATTGGCTTTATTCGCCAGGATAAATTCAAGGTTTGCTTTGCTTTCTTCTTTTTTAGCGGTGATGTTCTGACCTGTAAAAAACCAGTCACGTTTAAGGTATTCAGCCTGGAAACGTCCGAAGGCGCTTTCAATGGTTTTACTCTTTCCATTATAGGGCATCGTAGGGATCGAAAGATGTGCGACCGAACCGAGGAAGTTGCCGTTTTGAAGTTTCTTATGCCCTCCCTGGTTGTCGTAGCGGATCTCGTAAGGTTTTTGTCCGCTTGTCTGGAGTGCCATTTTATACGAAAAAAACTGAGCCTCGTAATCTTCGGTTTTACTGATGTGGTAACCGATCATTACCTCCGAGTAGCAATCCATTACTTCATAAACTGTACAGGTTTCCATCTTGCCATCTTCGGTCAAATAGTAGTAGTTCAGTTTTGTACCATCCGAATACCAAAGCGAGTCGCGCATTGTAGGCATAAAGGTTTTATTCTGAACCGAATATTTCTCTTTTGCTTTTAGTTCACCGTAGCGGTGTCCCCACCAAAGCTCCTGAATGTCTTCTCTGTAAATGAAGTTGTGAATAGTTTGTTCTGATTTCACTTTGAGCCATCCCTTAGCATCAGCCTCGAGGTTATATTTTGCGGTCAGTTGTTTGATCGATGGAGTGACTTCTACTTTCGTTGCCCAATTGGCCAGCAGCCATAGTTTTGCGTTGTCCGATACCTTCTCAGTATTCTTATTACAAAAATTGGTGTGGATCAGGCTTTGATATCCCTTTTCCTGGTACCGTGCGTATTTGTCTCTGAGTCTGCGAAGGTTTGTTGGTAGTGAATGTGGATACTTGTCTTTATTAAGCTGGTTAATGGTCTCTGAAAGTTTTTCCCAAATGCCGTTTTTATTTCCTCCGAGCACGCGGTGTTTGGCGATCCGGTTTGTTGATACCAGTTTAAGCGTGTTTAGTATTGATGCATTTGCGCAGTACTCTTCAATTGCTTCTTTCGGCAATCTTCTGTCATCATCAAGCCGGTGTGTTCTGAAAAATGCCAGGGCAACTTCATCGTTTATGATTTGACCTTCGAAGGTATCCCTGGAGGCTGAAGTTTCGACTTCTCCACATTTCTCCTTGATCAGTTTACGGAACCGTTCCGGAATGCTGTCGTAAGCAACAAGGGCAGGAGTACCCAAACAACCTCGGCGTACTACCTTGATCTTATTCCGAGAACAGAGCTGACGGTAATAATCAAAGCTAACTATCTCTGCTTGCCAGAGTTTATTTGCTTCAATGCAGAGTGTGTCGTTGTAATATTCCATTGTGATTTTCATTTTGTTCCAGGGACCACATTCGATGTGGCAGCCTCGCGCCCCCTCCCTGGATTCGGACTAACTAAAAACTAACTAACTATCAGAATATTGCTTAAATTCGCAGTGTCAAACTAAAACTTAAGCATTATGAAAAAGCGTAAAATAAAATTTAGGTTGAATGTCGTTATTGTTTATACTGAGGACATAAACCTTAATTGTTATCGGCCTCCCCTGCATGATGTATTTAAACACATTGCATGGCTTCATCAATTAGAGTACTCGATAACTGAGGACCTGAAAGTCTTTTCCTCATCCGGTTCCGACGTGCAATCTCCAGACAGCAGCATAACCGACTTGGTTTACTTTCGCTCGACCGTGAATACGCGAATAACGGCCAAAGACCTTCGGAAGATAGTTTCCGACATTTTCGGCAAATCCCTTTTATGGTCCGCTGGGGTAGATCTGTTTTGTCAGCTTCACAAATCACTTCCGGAGTTTCCTTTTCCAAAAGAGTATTACTTACCTCTGAATTATCCTTTAGTGGAAGCTCATGTTGGAGGAAAAGTGACAGACTGTATTCCTTACGACTATTTAATAGACGTTCTGTCATCTGATTCAAATCCTCAATTGAACTGATCAAGTTTTTCATGATGATTTAATTTAAAGGTTAATCTTTTCGTTTGATTCAATCTTCTTACCAGCATCAGCCAGGAGCGCAAACGCTACTACTGCGCAAATGCCCGCAATAAACCATTGATGAGTTGCACCGTATATGGCGGTACCAGCAGCAAAAACGCCAAGTGATATAAATAGGGTGGCAAAAATCCTGGAGTTTGTTCTCATCGCAGCCATTCTTTTACAAGTTGAACTGCCAGGGCGCCCATTACACCGCCAATGAATGTGAGAACAAAAAAGAAAAAAACGACGCCGGTGATTGCTGTTGTTTTTTTGAGTAAGTGACTTTTAGTTTTCATGTTATTGTTTGTTAATTGATTATTTACCGGTTTCTGCGTTCAGATTTGCGACTGTGTGCGCTGCCTCAAGAATTTTTTTCCCGATGCCTCTTTTACCCTGAATCCTTTCGCTCATGACATCATACACATATTTTCTTCCCTTTTTTAGGTCGGTATACCCAACCATACGTGCTATTTTCACATAGTCGCCGCGGTCTAACATTTTTTTTATTTTTTCGAGAACCATTTTATTGAATTATTTGTAGTACTTTAGTGATGCAAATATAAACCATTTTGATTTACTTCCAAACTAATAATAAACTTATTTGATTTATTTATGCAAAATTTTTCCGACAAACGAAATATTTGGTTTACTGGTCAAGTTAGAGCGCTTGAACAGAAGGGTATTGCGCAGTCTGAAATTGCGCAAAAACTGGAAGTAAAGCCGCAATATCTTAATGCAGTTGTGCATGGGAGGCGCAATGCATCAGAGAAATTTATAAATAAGTTCTGCCTGGTATTTGAAATAAATCAAAATGGTTTATTTCAAGAGATCCATGAAAATGATTTAGAAAAGACTATTCCGATCAAGAAAGAGGAGGTTACAATCCTAAATTCAATTCCTACAGTGGATCAGTCACAGATGATTCCTCTTGTCTCGATAGCTGCTGTGGCTGGGTTTGGTAATTCTGAATTTGCGATTCAAAAAAGCGATGTAAAAGACTACTATGTTGTTCCTAAATTCAAGGATCGCAGGATAGACTTCATGATTGAGGTTTCCGGATCTTCTATGTATCCTAAATATAATAGTGGGGACGTTGTAGCTTGTACTATTTTAAGGGAAAGTCAGTTCATACAATGGAATAAGGTTCATCTTATAGGTACACGAGAACAGGGGATCCTTATTAAAAGGATTAAAAAAGCCCAGGATGAAAAACACTTTCTATTGATAAGTGACAATAAAGACTACGATCCATTTGTTATTAGTGAAGATGAAATTACGGGTATGGCACTTGTTGTCGGTGTAATCCGCATAGAATAACCGCAAAAACATCAAATATTTATTCTCCACACACAGTTTTCATGAAACTTTTAGGTGTAAGTACACGTATATAGCTGTATAATGGCTTTTTACACAACTTATCACTGATGTTTTATGCCTGAAAATATGGTATTATCCCCCCTTGAATAACATTTTTTAGCCATTTTAAAGCCTGTTTTTGGAAGTAACCTATCCTTAAAACCGTTTTTTTTTTCGGTTTTTGTCACTCCATTTGTCACTCCATTTGTCACTTCAAGTACTGTTTTACGTGTTTTTTAGTATAAATGCTGTTCGCCGGGCGTTGGCACCAGGGCATAAAAAAAGCCCCGTTACCAGAGCCGTTTGTAATCCTCCCCGTAGGCGAGTTTGGGGCGTATTCCCCTTATTTTATAAGTATTTAAGCTATCTTTGAACGTTAATTAAAGAGAGGCCGCGAAAAGCCCCCGTTTGCCCGCTACAAATTAAAGCAGAGTTAAACCAAAATTAAAGAAAATGCACAATTTGTTTTTTTTCGCCCGGGGTGTTTCTACCTCATTATCAACCTTTAGCTTTAATATGAATGTGTACACTTTGTTTTATGCCCCTTAAACTTAAAAGACCTGTCAGGTTTTGAAAACCTGTCAGGTCTAAAGATAAACAAAGAGGTGAAATATTATTCGGTCATTTTGAATCCTGAATAATATTTCACCTCTTTCTATGC